TATCACTATGAAACGGACACTTAAGGTTAACCTGCCCACGTGTCGCACGTAAGGTCGCGCCGTAATGTATGAGGATGTCTTTAAGTGAAGGTAAGTCGTTGTCAATTTTGTGCATCTCCCGTCTTCTCCTTTAGCCACTGACTTAAGTCTTGAATGACCCAAGCATTTTCTATCCCAGCATTTCTTCTTTTAACTACAATATAGTGCAATGGAATGTCTTCAATATCTCTAGCCCTAGCATAGTTAATTGCTTCCACTTCTGCCTCACGCCAGAACTCTGGCAATGAGAGTGTCGCACGATTCTTTAACTCAAGGATGTAAGACTTACCAGATATGATGACAACCATATCGCCTTCATCTTTAGCACCAGCCTTAGTCAAACGTTCAGCCATAGCCCCCGCTTTGCGGAGCCATTTCATTACATCTGTTTCAAACTGTGCGCCCTTGCGCCCGTTAGGATTCGCCATCTAATTCCAGACTTTGCATAGGATTTAAGTATGACACTGGAACATACCAAGACTTTTCATTATATCTAAACTGTTCTTTCTTACATTGACTACCATACATCCAACCAAGTGCGCGATAAGGGATACCTAACCATTCAGGTGCTACTCTTCGTGTCTTATGACGTATGCCATCAGCCATTAAAATATATATAAGAGAGTCATTATCTTTATTTGTATACCTCAATCTGGGTTGTTCGCTAAATGTATAACGAACTTCACCAAGTCCTGGTATATCTAACTCACTCTTCCACTTATTAAAGTGGGGAACAAAATCATCCTTACCAATCAAACGAGAAAATGCTAACTCACTACCAGCAGCAACTGCGTGTTGCCATAACTCCCAAAGGTCGCCCTCTGAATAGTTTACATTTTTAGTTGGGTCCCCGAAGTAAACCTTCTGTCGTTGATAACCTACTTCAACAGCAGTTGCTTCTTCAGTTGGGGTTAATGAGTATGACCAACCTAAGTTAAGAGGCACTCTTATCCCTACTAAGAATACGAGTAGCCCAATCTAATCCTTGATTAAGACCGATAGACCATTCATCTTTCTCTTCTATCTTAGATGATTCAATCTTCTCAATAAATTTTCTAACTTCCTTTGCCGTTTGCAGCATTACAAGAGCGCGTATCTCCTGAGTCATATCATCTTCTTCTTCTCTTATCATTTTTACCTCCCATTCTCTGGTATATCTTCCATATACATATACTCAGGGTTAAATGATAGCCAACAAACTAAGTTAGCACCAGCATCGGCACGTCCATATCTATTCTTTACGGGAGCAATCGCCATACTAGTACCAATGACACCAAGAGTGCAGATGAGAGCAGGAAGTTGTGCAACTTTGCCTTGAAGGGCAGACCTTGGTTGGCAGGGTGAACCCATAACAGCCTCAGAAGTATGATGAAGAATAATAACTGCAGCATTGGTGGCACGAGCAAGATATTTCAACTCCTTCATAATGGCTCGCATTGATGCGAACTCTTCGCCACCATCAGTGGCTATATCCATTAGGTTATCTACAAAGATAGCAACAGGAGGACAACCCCATTGTTCTTCAAAGGCTAAAACTTCTTCATCTATATCTTGCAGACTAGGTGATGATTCAAATGACCACACAATGTGTGAACCTTTAGCAAGTGTTGCTCTGGTCCAGCCTTGGTCTGTGTTCATCAGTTGTTCTACATCAGTTTGATTCTTACCTGAAATCATAGAGGCTAGACGCATAGCCATCGTATGTGCATTGGTATCTGCTGAAATGTATAGCGTTGGCACTTTCATCTTGAGGGCTAAAGCCAAAGCCAAGGTGGACTTGCCGACACCTGGAGTTCCAGCGAACATAGATACTTCTGCTCTGCGTAATATTATTTTGTTAGAATCAAATGCGTTGAAGACAGAGGGCAACGGTTCCCCACCTATATCAAGTCTTCCTATGCTACGAACTAATGTTCTCACTAAACTCCTGTCTTAAGTTGGAAGAGAGGCAACCACCTTCCCCGATTAATTACCCCTCAACCAATTCTATTCTAGTTCAAATTGAACTAAGCGTTTGCGGGCTTGCATTGCTCTGGACCCATCGGTAGTGGGCAACTCCAGAACGCGTAAGGTTTCCCCGTTGTCTTGCTCACTCCGCTTCGGAATATTCTCGTGCCGTGAACGCAAGTAGGGGACACTGCCCCTGCCTGGGTTGTTGGTGAGAATGCCGCTGGCGCAATGCTTGGCGTTGTATCTGCTGTCCCCAAAGGGGCTGCAGTATAAGATGCTCCAAGCAATCGTTGAGTTGCTGCAATCTGGACTGCGTAATCACCAACGCCTTCTAACAAAACAGATAGTTCATCTGCTGTATTAGCACGAACGTTAATCATATCTCCGCTGCCAGTTTTGTATGATACTTGTAACTTCCAGTTTTCTACTGTCATTTTTTATCCTTAGTAAATTGGCAATGTTCTGTGAGTCCACAGAAATTGCACGATTGTAGGTTCGGTAGAAATATACCAGCCTTGCGAGCCTTATCAAAACCATCTACGAAATATTCGAGAGTGTCGATGGTATACCTACTTAAGTCAATCATTTCCCCTGTCCCTGATTCTCTGGACATCCAGTAGTTACCAAGGTTAACCTCAACCCCCAACATTAGTTCTACTCCTATTTTGTAGAAGCCAAGTTGTAAATCGGATTGAGGTCTGGTTCGTGATGTCTTGAGGTCGACAATCACAAGTTGTCCGTTAACCTCAAATATCCTGTCAATAAACATCTTCACTGGCACGTCAGCGATGACAGGATTCAACTCTAATTCGATAGCCTTTACACCTTGAGGGGTGGTCCAGATTTTCCAATCAGGATTGTTCTTTCTCCAAGCGATGTAGTTATCTACCCACTTAGAACCATTCTCATTCCACCAATGTTCATCCTCTTTGTTTGGATTTTCTTTAGTGGCTCTTCCTGCTTTGCGAGCAGTAGAGAAATCTAGGTCTTTAGTTTCTTTAGCCCAGGCTGTAGCCCATAATTCATTAGTCATTGTCATAGTCATACAATTCTGCAGCGTGGTGAAAGGCTCTGCCACCAGCAGACCAGATGCTTGGCTCTTCAGGAACTTGAAGTAATCTACCTAGGTAATACTGATAACCACAGGTTAAATAAGTTGTGAATGCTGAGTAAGATATATGTGGGGGTAGTTCATATGAATCTAATTTAATCATCAAGTCCCACAACATCAGCAAGATATTCTACTTCTTCACGTAGTTCTTTGATGTTGCGTGATAGTTCTGAAATTTCTAGTGATAGTAAATCAACTAGGAATTCTAAATCTTGAAACCTATCATTAGTTTTATTTAGCATTTTTTCTCCTATCAAATTGTTATTACATAATCCTCCTGCGGAGGACAGGAGAGAACTCTAACACAAGAGGACTATGTAAATCTATTTAGTTATCATATATATATTCCCCTGCGGGAAACTTGATTTAGGAAATGCCCCCCTACCCCCCATAAAAAAACTTATGGTTGGTAAGGTTGCGTATCCCCTGCGGTTAAACCGTCATTGAGGTTTCGCCCCCACTCTTGCGAGTAACGGGAGAGTAGCAGACCCCTTGGAGCCTTGTCAAATTAATGAGAGCATAAAAAAAGAACCCCATCTCCTGGTATTTCTACCAATTGATGGGGTCTTAGGGCTTCTAATGGGGCTTCTAGCCCGTTTTAGAGGGTATTAAGGGTTAGTTACTACCCTTGCCAAACTCTGGTGCTGACTTGTCTAGTGCCTTGAGCATAGGTCCGACTAGACCAGCAAGGAATGCGTTGACTAGAACCTTTGGGTCGTGTTGTCCTGCTGTGTAAAGAGCAATGACAGCAGCCGCTGATGCTCTTAAGTAAGACAATCCGATTTGCTTTAGTTTTTCCGTATTCATTTTATCTCCTTAGTCTGCTTTGAAAGCAGGTCTTCCGAAACCTACCACAAATACTGGAGCGTTGCGCTTATTCTTCGCCTTGAAAGCGCGAGTCCTAATTGCCACTTCTCCACCATTAGCCTGTGAGCCAGTTGTCTTTTTCTCAGGTGAGGTATTGCCCTCAATGGTAGTGATTGTTCCGTCAGCATTATTCTTTAGAACTATGCCAACGTGCTCAACTGCTGCTCCACCTTCAACAAAGTCAAAG